CTTACCTTCGGCGTTCTCCTGCTCGATCTCGTTGGCGTCCTTACGTTCCGCCGTCAACGTCACCGTCACGAACGCATCCGTGACAAGCCGGTTCGCCGGACCCGCGATCGGCAGACCGCAGCTGTTGATGCGCGTGGCGCGAAGGCGGGTGCCCTTCAGCAGGGGGAACGTCGACATCCGGTGTACCTCCTGGTCAGGCGCGGGTGCGCCGGGGCTGGGCCTTCAGGCGTCCACTGCGCACATTAACGGGTAACCGTGCGAGCTCGGGTTTCTCCGCCAGCTCATACGGGGAGGGCTCCGGGAACACCTGAAGCATCTTCGACCGGAAGTACCGCCACGACAGGTCATCGGTGGAATGGAACGGCCGGTTCAGCGGTCCCGGCCGCAACGCCTTGCAGTCCCGCTGCTGCCGCCCCCCGATCCGGTTGACGACGCCGTACAGGGTGCGCCACTGCGGCGGATTGTGCGGGGTGACCGCCGCGAAGCGGCGCAACGTGTCCGCCATCGCCGCCCGGTTCGCCGGGAACGGGGTGTGCAGCTCGTAGGACAGCGGATCGGGATGGTGGGCCCGCAGACACAGCTGCGTCGCCGCCAGCGACTCCTGCCACCAGCCGCGCCGCCCCGCCAGCCGGGTCACCGTCGCCACCTGATCGGCCAGCAGACCCCGATGCAGAATCGGCACCTCCGGTATCGGGCCGATCACATAAATGTCGTCGTTGAAGATCACCACCTCCTCCGCGACGCCGGGATGGCGGCACGCCGCCAGTAGGTTGTGCCACAGATTCGCGCGGGGCCACGGGGCGCTGTTGCCGCCCGGAATGTAGTCGACACCCCTCACCCAGGAAGGTTTGTACCCGACGATCCACACCCGGCCGTGCGGCAGGTTCCTCAGCGACCGCAACGCGAACCGCAACTCCTCGTTACTGTCGCCGCCGCGGACCGGGAAAATCAGATCCGGCGGATCACCCGAACCGGGCATGGGTTACGGCGGTCACGAAACGGGTACGCGTCACACAGCCCGCGCCCGCCCCGGGGGCAGTTGCGGTGTGCGGTGTGTCACCGTGTGTCACGATTCGCGGGTTTTGATCGCGTCGAGGACAGCCGACTTATTCGGCAACGATTCCGGGTCGGGCACCCCGACGCTGCGGGCCTTCGCGTCCAGCTCCGGGCGCCGCCACTCCTCGCTCGGCGCCCCCGAAGGCCACTCCGGCACCTCCTCCAGCGCCCGCACCGTCGGCGCGGTCGAGGAGACATGCCCTCCACCCATCACCTCGGCCTGCGGGGTCGGGTCGGCGTGGCTCGCCACCTCCAGCCCCACCGTCGACGGCAGCAACGACTCGACCGCATCGCTGTACGTGGTCTGCGGGAACACGCTGTTACGGGCCGTCGGCTGCTCCGGGCGGGCCCCCGCGTTACCCACCGCGGCCAGCGCCGCCGCGGCGCCGGTGTCGCCGCGCTCCCCGGCACCCACCACATCCAGCAGGCCCGCCTCGGCGGCCACCTCCTCCGGGACGCGGTACTTGCGGCGCGGCCCCTCCCGGGTCACCGTCTCCACCGCCCCCGGCCCGGCCACCTTCAGCAGCCGACCCAGGCCGGCCGCCTTCAGCGCCGGATCCACGAAATCGAGGGTCGCGAACCCGTCCCGCACCTCCGCGATCACACCCTCCGGCATGTCAGCTCCCTTCCAGCACGTCAACGTAGACGGCGCCGATCAACTTCTCATACCCCAACACCACGGAGCGCTCCGCGACCGCCGCGTACGTGTTCGTGTCGGGATCCAGCACCGGCCGCACCTGCACCGTGTCGCGCCACCCGAACACCGGGCTGGTCGCGACCATCAGATTGTCCAGGGTGTCGACGTAGCCGCCGCCCAACGCCCACGTGTGCCCGAGCGGTGTTTTCTGCACCGGCCCCGCCGGCAGCACCATCCCGAACTCCATCGCCGCCGCCTCCGCGCTGGCGTGCAGCACCCCCAGCGTGTTCGTGCGGGCGAACACCCCCTCCAGGTAGGCGACGCCCTCCCGCACCGACGGGCGGGTCACCGCGATCCCAGCCTCGGTGACCGCGTCGCGCAGCGCCGCCCCGAACATCGTCTCCGCCACCACCGGCTCACCCATCCGCAGAATCTGCTGCACCCGGGTCAGCACCTCGGTCCGCGACGCCGGTGTCGGGTCGCATTCGTCGTACGCCCAGATCGTCATCGGCGGGAACGGGTCCGGCAGCTCCGGGCGGGTCCCCCACTTGATCGCCGCCTCACCCGAGGCGGGGGAACCGGCCGGCCCGCACCACGGCTGCCCCCACACCCCGATACCGTCATCGACGTAGTTGATCGGCCGGAACTGCACCCCCGCCGCCAAATAGCGGGTCGGGCCCGGCTCATCAGTCCAGATGACCGCCGGGTACAGGCCGTACGGGGCCGGGTTGAGCAGCGGCGGAACGAAGTCGACCGCAGACAGAACCGGGGTCGTCACCAGACCCTCCTATCCGTCGCTGACCGGCCTGAATCTCAGGAGCCGCCCATCCCGCACAGCACCGACTGCCGGTCACCGACCGCGCCCGACGGGCAGATCGGCACGGTCACCTTCAGCGACTGGTTGCAGCGCTTACCGACGGCGATCGCGTCCTCAACGAAATAGCGGGTGTACCGGTTGACCTGCAACTGCTCCTTCGGGTACATCACACCCAACTCGATGATCGGCGACATCGACCTGAACCAGGTGCCCGCCGGGTACAGCAGCAGATCCACCGTCGCGGGCCACGCGACCGCGTTCAGGTCGCCCGGCTTCCCGCTGTCGCGGGTCTGCCAATCCCCGACGAACTGCAACGCGATGTTGCGGTCCCCGAACCAGCCGGTGACCTGCGCGTCGGTCACCGAGATTGTGTCCACACCTTCCCGCATCGCCAGGTCGGCGCGGACCGCCTCAGCCAGCCAGGACGGGGCGACCCCCTCGATGGTGGCGTTGCGGGGCAAACCCCGGTTCAGCCGCAGATTCGTCGCGGCCAGCGCCGCCGAATTCAGCACCGCCGCCGCGACACCGATGGTGGTGTCGGCGTCAACGGTTTTCGCGGTCGACCCGGCCACCATGTCCAGGATGGTGCGCCGCGACACCGCCCGCAGATGCTCCTGCGTCAACGACTGCATAAACCAGGTGATCAGCTCCGGCCAGCCCTGCGTCTGCAGGATGCCGGCCTCCACGCAGTACCCGATCGCGTTGAGCCGCAGCTCGACGAACTCGTCGGGGCAGGGAATGTCGACGCAGATCTTCTGCGCGGTCGGCTCACCGGTCCCGGAATCCACCGCCTCCAGCTCCGGCTCGGTGTAGAACCACTGAAATTCGCTGTAGATGGTGGCCAGGTCGGGCTCCACCGGCCAGCGGATACCGCCGCGGGTGATGGTGATCTCCGGCAAGCTGACCAGGTCACCGGCGGCCGGCACATCGCAGAAGTCGTACAGCTGCTCGCTGGGGGCGCACCAGCCGCCGCCCGCAGTCAACGATTTCAGCAGCGACCCGCCCGTCAGGCGCCGCTCATCGGTGGCGGCGATGATCGCGGCCACCAGGGCGTGGGAATCCTCAACGATCTTGCAGTCACGCGGCAGCCGCGCCAACACCTGCGCCGCGAACCCCTGCGTCGAGGACGGCTTATTGGGGCGGTTGCGGCTGCGGCTGCCCGGCATCACCGAATCCAGCGCCAGACCCAGCTCGGCGAACCCGACCCGGCCCATCCCGGAGCGGTACCCCGGGCACGACGGATCCAGCTCCCAGCCGGGGGTCCGCTGCACCGCCACCTCGGTGTCGGAGCCGGCACCCAGACCGGCGAACACCACCGGGCGGCGGTCCGGCTCGGCGCTGGCCGCCACCGGCTCCGGCGCCTCCTCCGAAACCACCTCGGCGACCACCTCGACCGGGGCGTCATCCGGGGCGGCGACCTCCTCCGCCACGACCTCCGCCGGGGCGTCGGGGGCGGCCTCCACCGGCTCGACCGGTTCGGGCGCGGCGAGCGCCGTCTCGGCGCGGGCCAGGCTCTGCTGCACCTGCTCGGCGTGCTCAGCCTCCCGGGTGGCCGCCTCACCCCGCGCCGAGGTGACGGTGTCCACCGCATCCAGCAGCCGGTTCAGCTCCACCACGTCGTCGTGGGACAGTTCCTCCCCGGCGGTATGCCGGGCCTGAATCACGTTGATGGATGCCCGAGCCGCATCGAGCAAGGTGTCGAGTTCCGCGACAGTCGCGGGCAGGGTTTCCGGCAACACAAACGTCACGGTCGCTCCTCATTCTGAAAACAGTGGTGCACCTTGTGCTCCGCAGCGTAAATGAGGGTCGTGCACCCAGCCGGGTCGCCGCCGCTACGGCGGGTTTTTCACCATCCTGATGGTGCCGCCGCCGGCGCGGCGCACCTCAATCCGCGCCTCGATCGGACTCATGAACGGTTGCGCACCCCCGCTGACGTTCGGGATTTCGGTGCCGTCGGGCAGCACCGCGTAATACCCGAGCACCTGCCCACCGGTTTGCCGGCGCTTCGAACACCCGCACGGCATCAGCGGGCTGTCACCATGTCATGGCCGCCTTCGCGAGCATCTCACCGATCAACTCTTTCGGTGTTTTCGGGTGGGTGAACTTCGCGGCCCGCTCCAGCGCGGCGTCCCGCTCGGCGGCCTCCGCCGCCAGTTGCGCGTCCCGCTCGGCGGCGAGCCGCTGCTCGGTGATCGCCTCCGCGACGGCCGCCTTGATGTCGTCGCGGGTCAGTTCGCGGCGCGGCGCGTCCGGGCCCGGTCCCAGCGCCGCCACCAGCGCCGCCGGCCGGCCCAGGTCATCGTCGCGGCCGCGGGCCGCGAAGCCGGGCGTGTTCACGCTCAACGCCGCCACCAGCTCCAGGCCCTGCCCGAAGTCCCGCCAATCCCCCGACAGCGGCGCGCACAGCCCCGCCTCAATCTGCTCGGGGGTGGCCCACGGGGCGGTCACCCCGGAAAACCAGATGCCGTGCGCGTCCTCCCCGACCCGCACCAACGCCCAGCAGGTGCCGGTGTTGTCGTAATGCGCCTGCGCGGGCACCCCGGCCAGGTTGTCGGCGGCGTGCCCGGTGCCGACCGTCAACCGCCCGACCGGCAGCCGGGTGTTGTCGTCCAGCCGGACCGCGGGGGAGGTGTGGAAATGGGAGTAGTCGGTGGGGGAATGCGGCGCGGTGATGCACGCTGCCTGCACACTGCGGTGACACGTCCCCCAGCAGGCGATGTGCCCGACGACGCGGCCGTCCTCACCCATCGTGGGCAGCGTCGGCTCCGGCAGCTGCGGATCGGTGAACAGACCCGCCGGGTAAATCCGGGGCACCGCGGCCGCCGCCGCCACCAGCCCCGCCGCCCGAGATTCCCGCTCCGGGTTCAACGTGAGCTGGGTGTCCCCGAACGCCGGGGTCGCGACCAGCGTGAACCCCATGATTTCGGCGGCGGTGAACGTCCGGAACACCTTCGCGTTCAACGGTAAAGCCCACCATTCATCCTCGGTGAGTTCTTTACCGTCCTCATCGGACAGGTGCCACTCCGCGGAGGTCATGTCGACGCTGGGGCGGGTCACCTGATGCTCCAGCTGCACCGCCGCCTCCTCGGCTTCCGCCGTGTTCAGCAGATACCCCGACGCGTACACCCGGTCCCCGTCGACCCTAGCGTCCTCCACCACCCCCACCGTGAACGCATCCACATGCCCGCCGTCGCCGGTGTGCCGCATCCACATCAGCGGCAGCGGAAACTGCCGGAACGACAGGTTGATATCCGCGGCGAGCAGCCGGTAATCGGAGGTGGGGGTCCCGATGAAAGCGATCGTGGAATCGGTGAACGTCCGGAACGTCTCCGCCTCCTGCCCCAGCGGCTGCACCTCCGGCGCGGTGTCCGTGACCTCCAGGGTGGTGACGTCGGGCTGCATCTCCTCCGGCGCGGTATCGGTGTCGGTGTCGACGCTCATGGTGTCCTCCTTATCGGCCGCCGACGCGGCTAACGGCTCATCAGCACCGTCCCA